AAGAGGGAGAATTTGAATTAGAGGAGATGAAAGTGATTATAAATAAAGTTCAACCCATCGGAATACCGATTAGACCTATGTTTTCTACCACCGATTAACGATATTTATTACCAAAGACTAGTTCATAATGGCGAATGTATTACCAAACACGAGATATTCTGTTAATTTAACCATAGACGGGGAAAAAGTTACCATTCCGTTACAGTTCGAGATTGAGGATTCTCCTACAAAGAAGGGCATTAACATGCAATTCATTCTACCTAAGGAAAGGATCCAAGACCCCAGAAAGAAACAGGAGTTCGCTAATAAAATATCGGTGGCACTACAAAAGAAATTCGGTGAAGCTGGAATTCCCGTTGATTATAACGAAAGAAACGCTTATTTAAACGTGGCATCTTTCATAATTCCTTTGAACGCTGTATCAAGTTGGTTAATAAAAACTCTTAAAGGAGAATAGTAATGCCAAATTTTATAATAGACAAGTTTAAGAAAAATTCCACTAAAGGCCAAGGAAGCATTTATTCTGGGCCTTCCATCCCTACCAGTTACATACAACAAATGAAAGGAATGGCAAATATTTCAGCCCTAACTTCCACTTCTTTTGGATCTATTATACCGGCACCACCTCCAATTCAAGTAACTGTTTATTACATGACAGACGAACTTGGGGACATCATAACAGACGAATCAGGAAATCAAATACAATTAGACACATCAAATTAATACTCAATAGAAAATGCCAACAAACGTAAAAATATCACAGCTTCCAGTAGTAACAACTTTAGGACCAACAGACGTACTTCCTGTAGTAGCGAGCGGTGTAACATCTCAAATTTCCGAAACTAACTTAGCAACTGTAATTGCTCAAAGTATTACTAACCAAGAGGTAATATCAGTATCGGGTAGTTCCATCTATTCTAGTGGATCCACCGTTGGTACTAGTGGATTCAATACTTCTAATGGAGTGTATTTAGGATATCGTGCTGGTTATTTAAACAGTAATGCCAATAATTCTATTTTTATTGGAGCATATGCAGGTAATGTTGCACCAAACGCTAATAATTCAAATTTTATTGGAGCATATGCAGGTGGTAGTGCAACAAACGCTAATGAATCTAATTTTATAGGATCCGCTGCAGGTCAGAGTGCAGTGAGTGCTAGCTTTTCTAACTTCATTGGAACTTTTGCAGGTGGTAGTGCAGTAAGTGCTAACAATTCAAACTTCTTTGGACAACAGGCAGGTAATGGTGCAGTAAGTGCTAACAATTCAAACTTCTTTGGACAAAATGCAGGTAATGGTGCAGTAAGCGCTAGTTATTCAAACTTAATTGGATATCAAGCAGGCTACAACGCATCAACAGCAGGTATAGGAAGTAACAATATAATAATAGGTACCAACATCACTTTACCAGATAATTATCAGAATGGCATAAATATTGGAGGTTTAATATTTGGATCAGGTTCATATTCAAATACTTCTCTACAATCTGCAGCCTCCGCAAACGGTAAAATAGGTATTAACCAACCAAATCCAGCGTACAGTTTGGACGTAAGTGGTTCAATTCATCTATCACAAGCTTTATTATTACAGCCTCAAGTTCCACTTCCAACTGGTACTACGGGTTCTTTAGCTGCATCAGGTTCGCATTTGTATTTCTATAATGGAACTTCATCAAACGCGGGTTGGGCACAGGTGATCTAAAATTAATCATTAGTTATGAAAAAAAATCAAAGAAAAACTGTCAGAGCAATATTCGATAACGCTGAAGACTTGAAGTGCGAACAGATAAAAGAGTCCGAGATACTGAAGACTTTACTAAAGCAGGAAGTTCCAAAAGCAATAGAAGACGCTATGGTGAATAGAAAGTCTTTTGCTTCCATATTCGAAATAAACACCACTAACAATTTCGTAGAGATCCACAAAAATTATTGGGCAGACTCACTCGCAACGTGCCTCCACTGGTACTTAGAAGACGGCACTGAGGACTACGAAACGTGCAATCACATCTCAAAGATGATTGAAACATTGAAAACGCCTAAAAAGTAAAACAATGACATCAGAACCCTATAAAGAAATACAGTTGGCCGTGGATTCTTTACTCGGATCCAAATCGACTGTAAGAAGAAAGAAACGTACACAATCGGACAGGAAGAAAGAGATGTTTTTCTCCATCATAACTTTAATGGAAGAGACAGTAATAAGGTCCAACATCGCGTACCAAGAGCTTCAGATTGATCTCTTTAAATTCGAAGATAAATACATTCAGATAATAGACATGCTCATGTTTATGAACTTCGGAGAAGACGCCATGGACGTTATAAGCTTTTATCTGTACGATAGAATAAATGACGACGGTTCTATCAATGCCATGAAGACTTTGGAAGGACAGGAAATCGTACTTCAAAATCCTTACGATTTGTGGAACACAATAGTTATGTTGAATCCCAAAATAGACGAATAAATAAAGGTGAGAGGAAAGCGCAAAAAGTATCAGAAGAAATTACCGCACGATGTGAGCAAGGCACTCGGATTTCCCCACCTTGGACTTCAATTGACAGAGGACGAAATAAGGGAAGCAATGGCCAATTCTCGCAACGTGGCCGAAGCGTGTAGGTACATGGGAATAAATCACAAGACATTTAAGAAGTACGCAGAAATGTACATCGACCTTGAGACCGGAAAGACACTGTACGAAACTCACAAGAAGTACGGCAACCCTAATCTAGTACGACCAAGGAAATTCAAAGAAAACTTACCAAGAAAGTTTCAAAAACAGATAGACAAACTGCTCACGTACAGAAAGTGGACCAGTCCTGCAAGGGTTGCCATCTTGAAGAAGATGCTCATCTTACACGAGCTGCACAAAGAACACTGCGAACGCTGTGGGTACAAAGAAAAAAGGGTCAAGGACGGAAAGCAACCGCTATTGCTTCATTTTGTGGACGGGGACAGAAGAAACTGGCAACTTGAAAACATAAGGTGGTTGTGTTACAATTGTTATTTCATTCACGTATTCGACAGCTTCAGTGGAAGGGTGTTAAGAAACATGCAGTCCGCACCTTTAGTTGGGGAAGAAACTTCTTTTGAATCTAACCTACTATTTTATAACATAGACGAATCAATACTCAAAGAGATAGAACAAATGCAAAAGTTCTTGGACGAGGGCCGATACACAGAAGAAGAGGACCTAATAGATTTTAAGACCCAAGAAGACAAAGACATGGAAGATCTTAAAAATATGGTGCAAGAAGTACAGTACGTAAAGCACAGCTTGGACGAAGACGAGGACTCACTCATAGATAGAAAAATCTAAATACATAACTGATTGACACCCAATACGGGCGTCATAACTGATTGGTTTCCAATGGGAAAAGTTCTCCATTGATAATCAACGAGTTGTGAATGCGCCCTGCTTGGATTCTGGCGCAACTGATTGGTTTCCAATGGACTTTTTTTCATTGGGATTTTTTTATGTCAATATTTTGTCGTAATTTTACCTATATTCACATCATTCTTATGGCAAAACGTAGAAGCGACAGAAATCACATCATATACGAGATAATTAACACTCGTAACAATAAACGTTACGTTGGCCTCACGGTCGCCAGGGGCAGGGCGTACAATAAGAGCGTTAGAATTCGTTTTCACCAACACTGCGTACGTGCGTTGGAAGAAAATAAAAATTGGGCATTGTACGAGGACATGCGTAAGTACGAACCAAACGTGTACGAAGTTAGAATAATAGACATAGTGCGAGGTAAAGCCGAAGCTCACAGATTGGAAACACATTACATACACAACTACGATTATAAATTAAATTCAACTATTAAAAATAAATAAAGTATGATAACAATCGGGAAATCACTATTGATAGTGTCCAGTGTAATATTAATTTACACATTAGTTAAAACAATATTTCAAACAATTAAAAAAAACAAGTAAGTTATGAGTAACAAAAATTTATTTCAATCGGTAAAAGAATTCATCAATTCAAAAGAACCTGGAAAAACATTTACAACAAAAGAGTTTCACGATGCTATGAGAGGTATCGAAAGCAAAACGTTTTGGAAAGCTGTCAGCAAAAACGAGTTCTATCGATCTAACGTATACAGAGGGTATTTAAGACGTTTAGGTTTTGTTGAAATGTATTTACGCGGCACGTGGAGAATCATTGCTCCAATTCCAAGTTGGGTGGACAGTGGTACAGCTAACTTCGTGTTTGATTATATGTACAATTACGAGGCGGGCCAAAAGCCAACTCACTATCACGATCTTACGTTGCAAGAGACGAAACAAAAAATAGCAGATCACATTAAAAAATTCGAAAAAACTAAACAAGAAAATAGTATGAAAAACACACTGCACGAATTTAAAGCGGGAGACAGAGTAAAAATTTTAAGTAATCTTTGCGGATCGGTAAATAAAGTCGGGGAAGTCGGAATCATTACTAATGTAACTACATATTCATTAAAAGTCTTTGTTCAAGGAAACGGCGATGGTAATAATTGGTCTGCACCTGAAGAAATAGAATTGACCCACGAACCACTTTCAAACACACAAATAGTAGAGACTACTCAAAAAGAATACATTTACGCAGTGGTAACAAACAGTGGCATCTATGTGTTTAAAGCAGAGGACGAAGCCAAAAAATTGGTCAGAGAAAATGCAGCCAAACACAGCAAATTGTCGAAGATCTACAAAGTGGAATTTGATGGTGCGCCATTTGGATTTGACGATTACTATAAGAGGTTTGATCTATGTGATTTTCAATTTTTTGGAGGCAAAGAGATTGCCATGGCTAAAGAATTGGCGAGAGAATTGGTCGGTCTCGGTAAAGACGGTCGACCAGTGAAAAATTTGTGGTTCGTTACTGAGGGTCCTTATTACATGGTAAACAACGACGGTGATAGCGATTACGAATTGTTGGACGGTTACTCAGACGAAGACACACACACTTACGGGCCTTTCTTGTCTTACGAAGATGCTTGTGAGAAATACGATGAATTAGGTTTGGACGCTTATAGTGGTGTCGGTCAAGTGTGTATCGAAGACAGATGGTGCGGTCAAGTAAAAGAAAAGTTTCTCGTGAAAAAAATTGTAATCGACTACGATTACGATGAGAACGACGATTCTCATTTATTCTACGGAAAATAATTTAATTACATTTAATAAACAAATAAAAAAACTAAAGTTATGGGATTAGACATGTATTTAACAAAGGAAACTTACGTTAAGAATTGGGACTTCGTTGCAGACAAATTTGAGGCAATAGTAAACAAAAACGGGGAACCGATGAAAGGCGTGGATCCTTCTAAGATAAAAAACATAGAAGAGGACGCTGGTTATTGGAGAAAGTTCAATGCGTTGCACAATTGGTTCGTTCAAAATTTACAAGAAGGAGTTGACGATTGTGGAAAATATTACGTCAGTAAGGACAAAGTACAGCAAATTTTATCTATTTTAAAAGAGATAGATCAAGATAATTCTAAAGCAGAAGAACTTTTACCGACAACTAATGGATTCTTTTTTGGAGGCGCAGATTATGACGAGTGGTATTTTAAAGATATTAAATACTCCATTGATATATTTGAGCAAGTATTAAAGAACATTGGAACTGGATCGCACGATTATTACTATCAATCAAGTTGGTAATTTATGAGAGTAACCATTATAATAATAGCTGCGGTAGTCGTAATAGTGGTTACCGCAGTTTATGTTCACTTCTTAAGAAAAGAAGACAAAGACGTCTAAAAAATAAAAGTTATGTTAAGTAATTATGTATTATGGTACAATCAGTACGAAAATTTATGGTATGCTATTGATAGAAATTATCAGATATCATTCTTTGGTGGTAAGAGAGTTGAATCGGTTTATTTTGTTTCGGCTAAAGTAAATGATTTAATTAAACAATTAAAATAAAGTTATGAGTAAAAATTTGTATGAAGTAAATGGATTTTATGGTACTAGAAATAGAGGTACTATTTTAGTGTATGAAACACGTAGTGGTAAACGTTGGTATTGTGTTGAGGGAAGTTGTAATATCAATTGTACCTACGATGAGATTAACGAAGGTTGTGATGTTGAAAGATTATCGGACTTTGATACCATGAGTAGTAGAGATGGAATTAATTCAGTTGATGAATTATATGATTTTGTAATTAATTAATAAAAATAAAAAATAAAGTTATGATAAAAAGTAAAAAACAAAGTTTAGGAATTGAAATTGATTTGACGGGACCTGATGGTAACGCATTTGTATTAATTGGTAAAGCTGGTAGTTTGGCTAAACAATTAGGATTAGATAGTAAAGCCATTCAAGCCGAAATGATGAAA